CTTCAATGTCCAAAAATCAAAAGCTATGCAAAATATCATTGCATTAATGCAAGCTTCTCAAATGTTCTCGCAATTCATGAACACAGAAGGATTGCCATTCTTGCTCGATAACATGGAGTTCAAAGGTGTTGATATGCTAAGGGAGCAAGCTGAAAAATGGGTTCAGCAACAAAAGCAAGCTGCTGCTCAAGCTTCACAGCAACCAAATCCTGCTATGTTACAGCTACAAATGAAACAAGCAGAGTTACAACAAAAAGCTCAGCAAGATGAAAAATCTAATGAACTTAGATCTGAAGAAATAACTAATAATCGCATTAAAATAATTGGAGAGCTACAAAGCAACCAAGTACATGATGCAGTTCAATCCAAGAAAGCTGATGTTGAAATGAATACGCATCTGATTAATGCAGCTATTAAAACGGAAGATCAAATGCATAAACAAACTATGGAAAACAAAGATATGCATCACAGACATCTAAAGGACATTGTGGAAATTGGTCAAAAAATGAAAGAGTCCACTGATAATGCTTTGGAAATCCCTGCAAATGAATGAACCTGAAAAATTAAAACAACTAAATGATTATTTATTTGGATTGCGCTCATTTGATTTAAATGTTTGCAGGATACCAGAAGATATTTATTACATGGCGTTAGGTAGAGAAAATTATATTTCAAAATGCAAATCAGTTGGCATTAAACCTTCTCCTTTTACACTATCTCTAAAACAGGTGTGTATATAGTACTGTTTTTTTTAATTTAACAAAGATATTTTATTATCTATAACCAAGATGGTTTAAAACATGATCTGGCATGTAACCCAGAGCTTATTTAGGTAGCTATACCGCAAAATAGCCAAGACCAACTTGTAAACTGAGTATCTACCGTAACGGGGTTAATAGTTAATTAGAGGTTTAAATGACTGATATTAATCAGGATCAGGTTCAGAATATTGCTCCTGTGGAAAGTAATGTGGAAGTTACGCGTGAAACACCACAAGAGAAGATGGTTCCTCAATCGCGTGTTGATCATTATGTTCAAGATGCGTGGCATAGAGGGTATAGCAAAGCAAATAGTGAGCGTGAAAAGCAGCAACCGCAGCAAAGTAATGTTCAAGCTAATAATCATGAAGATTTCGACGCTAAACTGGAAGCTAAGCTTAATGAAAAGCTTCAAGCTATTCAGGATAAAGCAGTTAGAGATCAGCAAGAAATGCAGTGGCAAAGCCTTGCAAATGATTTTGCTCAAAAGATACCTAATGCTAGAGCGAAGTATCAAGATTTTGATCAAAAGTTGGAGCAAATTGGAGGTTTCAACAGTATTTCGCATTTAATTCCAGCTGTTAATTCGTTGGATAATGCTACAGATATTGTTTATGAGCTAATTAATAATCCTTCCAAAATTGGAAATATTACAAGTTTGGCTCAGTTAAACCCTCAGTTGGCAATTGCAGAATTGCAAAGGCTTTCTCAATCTTTAAAAAGAAATGATGAAGCTAAAAACCAACGATATCCCGATGAACCATTAAGTCCTTTAAGCCATTCAAACACTGGTAAAGATAGTGGTTCTAATACTATTAGCGACTTTAAAAAAGCCGACTGGTTACGCGGATAGCTAAATAGGAAGAATCATTATCTCAATTAATTTTGAGGTTATAATGGCTATTCCAAATAGTATACTTCAGCAAGTTGTCACATATAACGATGCTAAGCTTGCTTATCTACAAAACTTAAACTGTTTCATTTCTACTTTAAACACTAAGTTTCAAAACTTTAACGATATCGTTAAAAACTTAGGTGATACGGTTAATATCGAACTTCCTTTTCGTGCTATTGCTAACAATGGTCTTGTTGCTAACTTCCAAGGAACACAAGAACGTTTTGCTCCTATTGTTTGCGACCAAGCGGCAAACGTTGCACATGCGTTCACTACACAAGATTTCATCTTCAACGTACGTGAATACATGGAAAAAATCGGTAAATCACGTGTAGAAGAATTATCAGCTGTTATCGAAGCAAATGTTGCTAAGAATGCTGATAGTAGCGTACCTGTAATGACCATTAACAACATGGGTCAAAGCGTTCCTACTGGCGCATTGCATACAGAAAGCGGTCCATACCGATTCTATGGCGATGGCGTTACTCCTATTGATAGCTTCCAAAAATTAGCTGAAGCATGTGCATATTTCAGAACATATGGTGCGGCTGCTGGCGAATTGAAATTCTATATGGATGATATCGCTGTAGTTAGCGTAGTAGGTTCAGGCCAAAACCAATTTGTTCCTGCACGTAATGATAGTTTATCTAATGCATGGGATTTGGGTACTTATAAAGGCAGTAACACACGTTTCTATCAGTCTAACTTATTGCCAATCCATTATTCAGGAACATTAGGTGAAGATGGTGTTGAATTAACATTAGTTTCTACTAATGACCCAACTGGTGCCAATATTACTGAATTAACTTTCAGTGGCGCAGGTACAGATGCTGAAGCAGTTAAATCTGGTGACTTAGGTTATTTTACTAGCACAGCTCTTCGTTACTTAACATTTACAGGTCATCAACCATCTAAATCTCCAGTACAAATTCGTGTAACTGAAGATGCAGCTTCAAGTGGTGGCAACGTAACTGTAAGTATTACTCCTGCATTACAAAGCACAAATGGTCCAAATAAAAACCTAAATATGGCATTAGAAGCAGGCATGAAGTTTAAATTCATTCCTTCTCACCGATGCGGATTGATTGTAGGCGGGAACGCATTCTATTTAGCAATGCCACGTTTACCAGAAGAAGTTCCATATCCAACTGCTGTTTCTACAGATAAAGATGTGGGTGTTTCTTTACGTAACTATTACGGTTCTCAATTTGGTCAAAACCAAAGAGGTTACGTAACAGATGCTATTTGGACTGCCTTAGCAGTTCCTGAATACAGCATGCGCGTATGTTTCCCAATTAATCCTTAATCGTCATCTGCCCCTCTTCGGAGGGGAATTTTTTAGAGGAAAATTTTATGTCTCAATCAATTCCTGTAGTTAATGAAGGTTTAATGTATGCAAACAATCTTCAAGTAACTCGTACTGGAAATACAACTTTATCGGTAGCCGCTGGTCAATGTCGTGATTCTAATAATGTCATCGATATGAACTTAACATCTACTACTACGCTAGATGCTTCAACCAATGGTTTGAACGGATTAGACACTGGTTCTTTAGCAAACAGCACATTTTATTATGTGTATGTAATTGGTGATTCAACCAACAATAATCAAACTGGCGTTATTTTATCTACATCTAAAACAACACCTACTTTGCCATTTGGTTACGATTCTTATCGTTTAATAGGTGTAGAAAAAACCAATAGCTCAGCACAATTTTTAGTGCGATATGTAGTTGGAAATGGTAATCAACGTACTCTTTACTGGGATGCGGCAATTGCTGCATCAGTAGGAGGAAGTGGTGCCGCTACATCATTAACAGCAATTGATCTTTCTGCTGGTATTCCACCATTAACTTCTATCATGAACTTTGGTGCTCAGGTTGCATTTACACCTGCCGCATCTGGTGACACGGTTGGATTTACTCCTTTTGGATCAACTGCAACTTTAATCACTAAAGTTACTGGATTTGAAGCAGCGAAATTGAACTCACAACAAGTCCAACTAGTAAGCGTATTAGATACTACAACTCCAAAAGTGTTGTACATCAATTCTGCTGCATCTGGTTTGACTGCTTTGTCAGTTAGTTCATTTACGTTCTTTATCTAAAAGAACAAAGAGGATGTGTAATGGCTTATACAGTTAGAAAGCTAATCACAAATTCCTTTTATCTCACTGGTATTGTTGCTCGGGGACTGCAAACAGTTGACGGGCAACAACTATCGGATGGACTAGATTTGCTTAATGATTTATTAGCCATAAAAACTGCTAACTCACGATTAATTCCTTATTATTCTTTTGAAACTATTAATTTAGAAGTAGGAAAAGAAACTTATTTTGTTCCTAAATTAATAGAAATTTCATCTATTACTTTTAATATGGGAAATGATCCAACCAGTGTTCGATTTTCAACTTCTACTATTGGCCGTAGACAATATTGGGGTTCTTCACGTGTAAATGGAATGAATGCACTTCCTCTAATTAATACAGTAGATAGAGTAAAAGGAGGTGCAAATATAAGTGTTCAGTTTTTACCTCAATCTTCCTATCCATTAAACATTGTAGGTAAATATGGACTAGATGAAGTAACAGTAGATCAAGATTTATCGTTAACTTACGATAGGTTTTATGTAGCATATTTGAAATATGCTCTAGCTCAATATATTGCTGAAGATTACTCCATTCCATTCCCGCAACAGTCTATTAATAAACTTAATGAATACGAATCAGTATTACTAGATTTAAGTGCGCCTGATTTCAAAATGCAGAAAACAACTGTGTTTCGCCGTGGTGTTGGTTACACATGGTGGGATGTCAACATTGGTAAGGGATGGACATTCCAATGATGACAGGCGCTCAACAAATTTCTATACCTCTCAATATGGTTGGCGGAACTAACTTCGGAAGATATTCAAAAATATCAGATGAACAAACCTTTAACATGATTGTATCTAAAACGGGTGATCAGCAATGGTTAGTTCCATATGCAGGATATGCAAATGTTAAAACAATTGATGATTTAGGAACAGGAAGAGGAATATTTACCAGTGTTCGCTTTGGACATATGGTTATTGTTATCAATAATAAAGTTTATATTTGCGATAACGCTTTAAATATTGCTGAAATTGGAACCTTACATACTAATGAAGGTACTGTTTACATTGATGAAAATGATGGTCAGCAAATAGCAATTTGCGATCAACAATATTTATATATTTATAACTATTCTACTAATACTTTCACTACAGTTACGTTAGATTTTACACCGGCTTATATTGCTTTTCAGGATGGATATTTTATAGCTCCTGTTAAGGGACAGCCACGCTGGAGACTTTCTGCTGCTAATGATGGAACAAGTTGGCCAGCATCACCTGAAAATGTAGGAACATTCCAAACTAAACCTGATAATGCAAAAGCCTGTATTCGTTTTCCTGGAAGAGGAAATCTATTATTTGTCATGGGAGGAACCGTTACTGAACCATGGATAGATACAGGGACTGGAACTTTTCCTTATCAGCGTTCTTCCTCTTATAACATCGATTATGGATGTTTAAATGCAGATACTATTGCTGTAAGCGATACATTTATCGTTTGGCTTGGTGTTAATGAAAAATCAGGTCCAGCCATCATGATGAGTGAAGGTGGAACGGTTAAGCAGATTTCTAATGAAGGGCTAAACTTTAAGTTTTCTCAATTAAATGATCCTACAAAATGTAGCGCATTCTTATTTAAGCAAGATGGTCATTTGCTTTATCAGTTTACGTTTTATGATCCAGAAGACAATATTTCCTATGTATATGATTTCAATACTGGATATTTCTTCTCGTTAACTGATCCTGACATGAATATGCATATTGCTAAACGCGTAGCATTTTTCAATAACACATACTATTTCGTAAGTTTCATTGATGGCGATTTATACGAATTGAATAGCAGTTATGACACGGCTGATGGTAAATCCATGCAATGTATCAGGATTCCTCCTCCTATTCGTTTTCCAGATAACAAACGTTATGTAATGACAAATATTAATTTCATCATTGAACAAGGGGATGTTCATGCGACACAACGTGTGGATTTATCAATGTCTTTAGATGGTGGAATAAGTTTTGGAAATCAGGTTAGTAAAACATTAAACGCATTTGCTAGAAGACCAAATAAATTTGATTTTTATCAATTGGGTTCTGCAAATGATTGCACTTTTCAATATCGATTTGAAGGAAAGGGAAGGTTTGTTGTGGGCGAAGGTACATTGAGCGTTTTCAAATGAATATACCTAATTTTGTTCACAACAATATTGTTGATTCTAATCTGATTATGGATCCGTCGTGGTTGTTATGGTTTAGCCAGTTGATACAAGAAATGCAGAAAGCATTAGGGAGTGCAGGATTTTATCCAACTCCTTTAACAACTGCGCAAATAGCAGATTTAAATCCAGCTGCTTGTATAGGGTGCTTAATATTTAACAAGACTACTGGGCAATACATTATTAATAAAACAGGCTCATTTAGTGTGCTTGCGTGAGGTGAAATATGGCTTTTGATTTAAGTAATCCATCTATGTGGGGAAATATAGGAAATATAGGCGCAGGAATTGCCGGTATGTCTCAAGGTAATCCTGCAAATGCTGGAAACCCATATTTTAATCAAGCCAATGATGCTTTGAAACAAATTCCTAACCAAGCAGGACAATATTTAAATCCATTTATTCAACAAGGACAAAATTCATATAACGCTTTAAATCCACAATTTAATCAAATGATTAATGATCCTGCTTCTTTGATAAATAAATTTGGTGCTGGATATCAGCAATCTCCGGGCTATCAGTATCAAGTTGATCAAGCTACAAAAGCAGCTAATAAAGCTGCTGCTGCTGGTGGAATGCTAGGAAGTCCTGCTGAACAAGTTGAATTAGCAAGAAATGTAAATGGAATAGCAAACCAAGATTTTCAACAGTACCTACAGAATGCATTAGGAGTATATCGAGGTGGATTGCAAGGATTAGGTAATTTTCAGCAACAAGGATTTGGAGCATCCATGGGATTAGGAGACATGATTACTAAGGCACTCCAAGGACAATCGCAAAATTCAATGAATCAAGGAGCATACAATATGCAAGGAGCAATGAATCAACAAGAACAGCAAGGAGCTGGATTAGGAAGTTTGATGGGTGGATTAGCTGGTTTAGCTGGAATGTTTTTCTAATTTTGGGCAATTAATATGACTTATTACGTTGGTGAAGGTTTAAATTCAGCATCAAATTTCATAGGAAATTTGTTACAGAATCAACAAAGACAAATACAAAATCAAGCTTTGCCTGATTCTTTGCGCATTGCTAATGCTCTTAAGCAAAATGAACTTAACTTTGCTCCTCAAATGAGTGCAGCAACACTAGCTAAAGAACAGCAAATGGCTCCTTATTATAAAGCTTTAACTGGCGAAACAAATGCGCGCATTCCTTATATTGGTGCTGAAACTCAATCTTTATTAGCTGGAATACCAAAAACTCAAACTGAAGCAGAAATGGCTCGGATGCAGTTACAGATGATAAAAAATGGACAATTACCAATAAGTGGTATGGGAGGATTAGGTTCTCGATATATCGGAGGAAAAACCTTCGTTGATCCTCAAACTGGAGAAACAAAATCTATTCCTAGTAGTGCAAGCACAAATTATTTGCAAAGAGCGAGTTCATCAATTAACCAAGTACAACCTGTATTGCAAGATTTGATCCAGGGTGCATCTCCTTATCTAGGATTTACGGGAAATCTTCAACAAGGAGCAGATTTAACCAGAAATTATTTTGGATTAGGAAGTCCTGAATCTTTAGGTAGACAGTCAAATTATAATTCATCGCTTGCAAATATGAATACAACGGCTGAAATGATAACTAAAGCATTTGGATTAAACGGTACAGTTCATAACTTTGAAGCAATGAAGGCTGTTATTCAACCTATGAAGGGGGATACGCCCGAAACTTATCAAGCAAGAATACAAAAAGAAGCAGAGAATTTAAAAAGAAGAGAAGACCAATATAACCAGATATTAACGAGTGGTTATGGAACTAATCAATATAATGCACAACAAAATCCAATGAGTATTCCGCAAGCCAGACAGATGCAACCTGGAATGGGGCAAGGAATGCCTGCAATTCAGCAAAATATTCAACAACAACCCCAGATTCAATCTCAAAAAACAGTGCGTGGTAAAAATTACGTCATGATGAACGGGCAATGGTACGAACAATGATTCCAGTAACTGATCCACAATTATTACAAGAATTAAACGGGTCATCAGGATTAAAACCTGTATCTGATCCTGCTTTGCTTTCAGAATTGCATGGAAATTCTTCTGCACAATCGGCTCAACAACCGCAATCAGCATTACAAAAAATTGGTTCTTCTAATTGGAATCCAGGAATAGGTGGGTTACTTCAAGACTTATCGAATTCTTCTGGCGTTAATGCAGTATTAGGATTTGGAGACGCTTTAAAGAATATGATTGCTAATACAGCAAATGTTATTCCCGGAGTTAATATTCCTCAAACTAAATCAGCAGATGGAACTGCATATACCCTGGGAAATATTGGTGGAAATATCGCAGGATTCTTAGGTGGCGGCGAACTATTAAATGGCGCTCGATTAGCTGCTAAAGGTTTGCCTTTAATTGGTGAAGCAGCAGCTGCGCTTGAAGGTTCAAAAACTGCCGAGATGTCTAGAAGAATATTAGGCTCTGGAATTTATGGTGCTATTGAAACACCAGAAGATAGATTAAAAGGGTCTGTTGTTGGTGGCGCATTAGGTGCTGGTGCTGAAGCATTGCCGGGAGCTTTAGGGTTATTTACTAAACCACGAGAATTAGCAAAAGGAATTCAAGATTTTATTGGTCAGCAAGTATCTAAAGCAAAAGGTCTTTATGATGATGTTTTAGGGAAAGCTGGTAACGAGCAAATATCTACCATGCAAAGTCCTTTTGGAAGTAATTACAGTTCTGTAGATAAAAATATATTTAATGTAGATAGAGATATTAGAAATCTACACGATGAATTTGTTAAAAACCCAACTGTTGGTAATGCTCATAAATTACAAAGCCAAATAGGTTATGAAATTAGACAATATCAAAAGAGCCCTAATTTAAGCATTACTGATAACAATACAGTAAAGGAATTACAATATGCTAGAGAATCAATAAGAAATGATTTAATAAATCATTTGGATAATTCTACTCCTGGTTTAGGTCAAAATTATAAAGATGCAACAAATATCTATCGCTCCATTGTTGAACCTGCAAACGCATTAGATAAATTTTCTAATCCTTCTACAAAAGATATTTCAAAAACTCTTGGTAAGTTAGTAGACAAAAAACAATCTCAGCAAAATATTGCTCCTGAATTACAAGATCAAATTTCTTCTTTAAAAAATTCTTTGGCAGTTAGAAATCTAGCAACGATAGGAACTGCTGGAGGATTGGGATTATTAGGAGTTGGAAACCATATTATTTCTCCAGTTGAAGCAATAGCAGGATTAGCTGGAGGTAAATTTCTAGGAGCTAAATCTCCGCAAGCAGCAAACGAAATAGCACAAAATTTATTAATGGCATTACAAAAAACAGGCCAAGGATTGGGAACTTTAGGTAAGGCGAATATTCCAGGAGCAATGCAATAATGGCTTTAGATCCTTTACATTACATAGTCGCAAGCGATCTTCAAGAATATTTTGTTGATAAAGATACAGGCCAACCTTTGTCTGGTGGGAAAATTAAATTCTATAAGGATGAAGAAAGAACAGAATCAAAAGATGTTTTTATATTAAGTGGAAGCCCTCCTGATTATACTTATACCAACATTGGTTCTGAAGTTATTTTAAGCTCAGTAGGTACGGTTCAATATAATAATGCTGATGTGGTTATATATTACTATCCTTTTAACGAAGAAGGGGATGTCGAAAGATATTACGTTACTGTAGAAAGCTCTGAAGAGGTGCCGCAATTTACTAGAGCTGCATGGCCACCTAATTTTTCTGGCGGAACAGGGGACAGTGGTGGTGTAAATAATTTTATTATAAATGGTCAGTTCTTAAATAACATAGGGCAAAGTGCAAGCCCTATCAATTCAACAGCATTAGCATTAGCTCCTAGTGGCCAAGAACAGCTTTATTCTAATGGTGCATTTTTCCAATTAGAAAAAGATGTAGCTAATGGAGTCACAGATCAAGTTACATTTAATAGATTCAATCCTGGCGATACTTCTGTTGAATCTAATCCATTATTTTATTTGAATTATACGGTTTCTGCTGTTACGACCGGTACCGAAACCATGAAAGCTATTACAGTCGGTATAAAAGATGTAAGAAGCTTTCAAGGTCAAGCTATAACAGTGGCAGTCTCATCTAAAAGCAGTACTTTATCTGGGATAACATGTTCAGTAGTTCAGAATTTTGGCACTGGCGGAACTCCTTCTTCAAATGTTACGACTTTATTAGGAACTGAAACTTTAACTAATTCATGGGATAAATATGAATTTACTGGAGTAGTTCCATCAGTTACCGGAAAAACAATAGGTAATAATTTAAATGATCATATTCAGATAAGAATAGGTCTTCCTTTAAATGCTACATG